ATTAAGCTGCAATCTCCGGCCCACTCAAGTTCACAATCTTACACATTAAAATTTCCAACAGGTAACGTAACAGCAGACAGATATTTAAAAGTTGATTCAGTTACTGGTTCAGGCACATCAGGTGTTGGTCAATTATCTTTTGCTGAAGTATCAGGCGGAACAGCATGGCAAGCAGTTGCAACGACTAACGCAACGATGACTGCAGGATATGGATATTTTGTTAATACAACATCTGCAGCAATTACAATGACTTTACCTTCATCACCAACATTAGGAGATGAAGTTTCAATTATTGATTATGCAGGAACATTCGATACAAACAATCTAACCGTAGGTAGAAACTCACAACCAATCATGGGAAGCGCAGCAGATCTAACGGTTTCAACAGAAAGAGCTGCTTTCACATTGGTATATTCTGATTCTACTCAAGGTTGGCTATTAAAGGATAAATAATAGCGATGGCTGAGTATAAAGGTATAAAGGGGTTTAATGTTCAAACCCGATCATTGGATCCAACTGATGGAACAGTTGGAGACTTTTATTATAATTCAGTTACTGGAGAATATAAAAATATTATTACAGGAGTTGGTGCTTGGTCCAGTGGTGGCAGTATAAATACTGACAGAGCTTATGGTGGAAGCGCTGGAGAAAATAACGAATCAGCCATGTACTTTGGTGGATATACAATTTCTCCAAATTCAAACTATAATAATACTGAACAATACGACGGAACCTCTTGGTCAGAGACAGGAGATTTATCTAACGCAAGAACTGGTCTTACTGGTTCGTTTGGGACTTACACCGCAGCAGTAGCGGTAGGCGGAGATGAATTTCCACCTAGTAGTAACACCAGATATTTAACAGATGTTGAAGAGTGGGGTGGATCATCCTGGACTAGTGGAACAGCTATACCTACAGCTATTCAACAAGGTGACGGTGCTGGAACTCTAACGGCTGGAATAACTATGGGAGGAGGTATTTCAGGAAATGCTGGAATAGCAGAATCTTTTGAATATGATGGAACAAATTGGACTGACGGCGGAGATATGAGTACGGAGCGAACTTTTGCAAAATTAAGTTGTGGAACACAAACTGCTGCATTAATTTGTGGAGGTGGAGATGTACCTGGTTACACAGCAGAAACTGAAATATACAACGGATCATCTTGGACTGACTCAGCAGATGTCAATAATCCAAACGCTCAAGCTGGAGGTGGCGGAACATCAACTGATTGTATAACAGCTAGAGGTCAAGATGGAACTCCTGTACAATCAGAAACTTTTGATGGAACAAGTTGGACAATAACACCAAACACATCTACAGATGCTTACGCTGTTGGTAGCACTGGTGCCAGTGGTTCAGATGCAATTATATACGCTGGTTATGATTCTAGCCCTGCTAGTTTCCCTACAGCTACAGAAGTTTATAATAAACCAGTTTTTACAATTAAGACAGTGACAACAAGTTAATTATGATTTATAAACAAAGAAAAGGAGGAAGCAACTATGGCATATAAATACTGCACAGCGACTAACTGGGGAAAAAACTTTTTTACTCACGAAGAGAGAAAATTGTTTTACCTAAGAGGTCATCCTGGCGAAGTATGGGTTGTAGGTGACAATCATCATGGTGATGAATGGATCGGCAAAGTAGATGGTGCTATTAAGACTAAAGATGAAGCACAAGCTATTGTTGATGCTGAAGTAGAAGCAGGTCAAACTGCTTACGATGCATTATCAGATGAACATAAATCTATGCACTCAAGACCAGTAAAATATAATTTACCATAGTCCTTATTAACCTATGGCAACGTACGCAAATACAAAAGGATTTACAGTTCAAACTGTTTCAAGCGATCCCGCTGCGTCTGCAGCAGCAGGTGGAACTTGGTCATCTGGTAATAATTTAAATGTAGCAAGAAGTAGAATCGGTGGATCTACTCAAGCAACGGCAACTGCAGGATTAATATTTGGAAACGGTGATCCTCCTCATGGCGAAACAGAAGAATATAATGGTTCTACTTGGTCTGAAGGTGGAGATATGCAAGAAGGGAGATATATTTCCTATGGAGGTGGTGGAACTCAAACTGCCACAATAACTGCAGGTGGATTAGATCCAGCATCTTCTCCGTCTTATCAAACAGTGTTTTCAGAAGAGTACAATGGAACTGCTTGGACTGAAGTTAATGAAATAAGTGAAGGTAGAATAGACTGCACAACTTTTGGAACATCTACTGCCGCTTTACTAGTAGGTGGTGGAACTGGCCCAGGTAGTCCAGCTACAGTAACAAGTGTAGAATCTTGGAATGGTAGTAGCTGGAGTTCAGGAACAGCTATTCCTACGGCTAGACAAGAAATGGCAGGTTGGGGATTATCTACTGCTGGTGCTATTGTTGGTGGATCACAAGATTCAAATCCAACGATGACTGCAGAAACAGTAGAATGGAATGGAAGTGCATGGACAGCTGGCGGAGATTACTCTTCAGTAGTAAAATACTTTGCTGCTTTTGGAACAGCGGATAATGGAATAGCTGCTGGTGGTTCTAATGGTCCAGCAAACCTATCTGTTGCTGCAAATTATGATGGAACCTCTTGGACAGAAGTTGCTGAATTAGCTTCGGTAAGACGAGGTAATATGGCAAACGGTGCTAGCGGTACAAGTGGTTTAACAGCTGGTGGAGAAACACCTCCAGGCGCACAAACGAACGTTACGGAAGTATGGGATGCACCCGCAGTATTTGCACAACAATTTTTTGGAGACGTATTTTTTAATTCAACAACAAACACTTTTAAAGTTACAAACTACAGTGTCCCAGCAGGAACATGGGCAAGTGGTACTAGTTTCCCAGCAACAGTTACAGAATCAGGTGGAATTGGAAGCAGTGCTTCTGATGGATTAGTAGTAACAAACCCCGCTGCATCACCAGCTGTATATGCATATGATGGAACAAGTTGGACAGCAGCAGGAAGTATGGGTACTTATAGAAGACAACGAATGTTGGGAGCAGGTTCAAGCACAGCAGGTTTATTTGCTGGAGGAGCCACAGCTTCTCCCGTTGCTGCGAATAAATCCGCTTTAACTGAAACTTGGAATGGATCAAGCTGGACTGAAGTAAACGCTTTAAACCAAGCGAGTTATACTAATTCAGCGGGTAGATGCGGAACATCTACTTCAGCCATAAAAGCTGGAGGTATTATTGGCTCACCTACACCTGAAACATTTTCTGATACTAATGAGAGTTGGAATGGTACAAATTGGTCGGAAGAAGCAGAATTAAACACAGGTAGAAGAAGTCAAGGCGGTACCGGGACATCTAACACAAACAGCATGATTATTGGAGGTGGAGTTCCACCAAACAATGCATCTGATTTATGTGAAAAATGGAATGGAACTTCTTGGACTGAAACCGGAGAGTTAAACACAGCAAGATACCAACAGTGTGCAGCCGGAGACACAGGTAGCGCATTATCTTATGGAGGAAATTTATATCCTTCTCCCCCTCCTTATAGTGCTTTAACAGAAATTTTTAATGGCACGAGTTGGGCAGAAGCATCTGATTTATCATTGGGTAGACAATATTTACAAGGCGGCGGAAGTTCTTCTGGTTGTATAGGAGTAGGAGGATATGGACCTACAGGTGCAGTTGTAGCTAATACTGAAGAGTGGACAGCTCCGTTAGGAAATCAAACAATAACATCAACTTAATTATGGCAACGTATAGAGAAATAAAAGGCGTAACAATACAAACACTAGACGAAGATCCAGTTGCAAATGGAGGATCTTGGTCGTCTGGTGGAGATTTAAACTCAGCTAGAACAACATTACAAAGTGGCGGAACTGGAAATGCTAACGCGATTGTTGCTGGAGGCTACAATGCTTCTACACCACATAGAACTAAATCTGAAAGTTACAATGGAACAACTTGGACAGAAACCGCTGAAAACAACGATGCAAGACAATTTGGTGGAGGAGCTGGAACTAATACAAATGCAATAATTGCAGGTGGAGACCCATCTTCTTTTTATACCGCAGCAGAAACTTGGAACGGATCTTCATGGAGTGAAGCTCCTGACATGAACACTAATAAGAATCAAAACCAACTAACAGGTAACTCCACAGCCGCTATAACTATTGGAGGTGGTAATCCTGGTGCGATTGATAGTGTAGAATCTTGGAATGGATCATCTTGGACTGAAACATCTTACGACTTAAATACAGCAAAAAAATACATATGGGCAACTGGAACTACCACTGCAGCTTTAGCTTCTGGAACTCCAGCAACTACTGAATCGTTAGATGGAACAACTTGGACAGAGGTTACAGAATCTAGCATTGACCACCGTTCAGGTTCAGCTTCAGGAGCAAGGGATGATTGTATAGTATATGGTGGAGATAATGGACCAGGATATATTGGTAAAACAGAACAATGGGATGGAACTTCTTGGACTGAAGTTAATGATTTAGGAACAGGAAGAGCATATCTTGGTGGAACTGGTAGCACTCCAAACTCACAAACAGCAACAGCTTTTGGTGGATCAACTCCCTCTCAAACAGCTGCAACAGAAGAATGGGGATTCCCACCTGTACCACAAAATAAATTAAAAGAAGGTATGTTGTTTTTTAATACAGCAGCTTTAAGTTTAAAAGGTTTTGGACAAGCGGCTGGAATACCAAGTGGTTCTTGGGCTTCAGGTGCTAATTTAAACACAGCAAGAGCTTATATCGGCCCAGCAACTAGAGGAACAAAAGATGCTGCGTTAGGTTTTGGTGGAGATCCAAATGGTTCAGACCTTGTAGAATCTTACAATGGAACTTCTTGGGCTGAGACAACAGAAATAAATACTCCAAGAGCTGCTGCTGCAGGAGCAGGAACACAGGATTCTGCTTTAGCAAGCACAGGTTTTCCATCTACAGGTAAAGATAAAGTTGAAAGTTGGAATGGAAGTTCTTGGACTGAAAAAACTGAACCAAATTTACCTAGAGATTCTACAAATGGAACAGGAGCAAGTAATACTTCTGCATTAATTTTTGGTGGTTACAATCCTCCACAAATATATGAGGCAGAAACAGAAGAATGGAATGGTTCTACATGGACAGAAGTTAGCGATTTAAATACAGGTAGAAGATCAGGTGGTTCAGCAGGAACTGCAACATCTGCAATGTTAGCTGGTGGATCAATACAACCAGGCGTTTTAGATAATGTTGAAACATGGAATGGGACTACTTGGAGTGAAATTGCAGAAATAAATGCAGCTAATTCACAAGCAGGATGTGGTTCGGATGGAACAAATACAAGCGTTTTACGTTTTGGTGGAGAAAAATCAGGTTCTCCAAATACGGCTGCAACAACAGAATTTTGGAATGGTTCTTCTTGGACAGAGCTTGGTGATATGGCTACAGCTAGGTACACTCCTGGAGGTGCTGGATCAGCTGCAAATGCAATAGGTTTTGGTGGATATACAAACCCC